ACGGCGGTGATCTCGATCCCATCCTCGCGCTCGCCGCTCTCCTTCGCCGCGCTGACCTCGTACCAGGCGCCGCGACATCCGAGCACGTGCGTGCCGTTGATCGTCCGCGTGAGGCTGTCGGCGCGAACGAGAAAGCGCGTTGTCAGCTGGTCACCGTTCTGCGCCGCACGCATGCGCTCGCCGTCGCTCACGTCGACCTTCCGAGCCGAGCGCTTGCCGACGAAGATCGGCTCGCCTGCGACGGTTGCGGTGCCATCGTCCTTCATGTCCGCAGCGTAAATCATCACCGTTCGGTCGAGTTCTCCGGCCGCGATACGCATCAGCGATACACCTGAAGCGGCATCAGCAGGTTGGTCACCGTCGTGCTCATCGGCACGCTCGCCGTCGCGATCGGCGCGACCGTGTCACGGAAGCGGTAGAGGTCGCCGACCATGAGCAGGATCGCGGCCTTCGCAGCTGGCGGCACGGCATCATACCCGGCGCGGTACGTCACCCGCACGGCTTCAGGGTCGCACGCCCAAGCCGGCCACGCGCCGGGGAAGGCCTGCGCCACGCTATTGCCGCGCAACTCATAGACAGTCGGATCGACGGTCACCCACTCGCGGCCCTGCCGTGCGGCGATGCTGTCGATCTCAACGACCGGTGGAAATGGAAGATCGATGTAGCGGTCGAAGGTTGGAGCCGGCAGGTAGGCTACGAGCGTCTGCTTGCCCAGCGCCCGCCCAAGCCACCCGTCCGGCCCGTCCAGGTGCGCCGAGGCCGCGGCAACCATCCCCTTGATGAGGTTGTCGCGCTCATTGTCCTGCACCTCCAGATGTTCTTTCGCCTCCGCCAGCGTGACGACGGGCGGAGGCGCCACGCTGACGATGACGCGCATCAGGAGGCCGGCGTGCTCTGCTTCGACGCAGGCGCTTCCTCGGCCTTGCCCGCGTCGATCAGCGCCTTGCCGCGCTCCTTGGTGGTGGTGAACGCCTCGCCGCGTGCGATCGTGCGCTTCTCGGGAACCTCGTCCTCCTTGTGCTCGCGCGGCAGCGCGATCTTGGCAATCAGGTTCACGCCGTCGCTCCCTTCGTATTTGCCTTGGCCGGCTTCTCGGCCGGTACCTCGGGGGTGGCAGCGGCCAGTTCCGCACGGGCTGCATCGCGATCCGTCTCGGCCTGGCCGAGCGCCGACTTCGCGGCGTCGCGCTCGGTGACCGCCTGGTCTCGCGCCGTTTCCGCGGCGCGCAGTGCATTTTGAGCGCTCGACAACGCATCGGAGAGGCGATCCCGCTCGCGTTGCAGGTCTTCGTACGACGCCTTCATGGCGTCGAGCAGCGCGGGACCGTCGGAAGGATGCCGCAGCTTTTCGAGCAGCAGCGCCTTGGCGTCAGCCTCAGGTGGCGCAGGGTCCTTTGCTCCGGCCTCCCGCACCGCGCCCATCTCCTTGAGGCGCTTGAAGTCCGCAGCGTCGAACGTGCGCGGGGTGCCGACAGGGTCCCCGTCAAGCGGCTTCAGCAGGATCGCTTTGATGTCCATCGTTTCACTCCTTCGCTTTCGGCAGCGGCGTGTGCGCCGCTCTCGAAAACGGGGGCGGCGAGCCGCCCCCGAGTTCATCAGGCGACCCGACCCAAATCGCCGTAGATGATCGCCTGCGGGCGGTAGTGCGCCAGAGCGAGCCGCTCTTCCGCGCGGATCGTCACCTTGTTGCGGGTGAAGTTGTCGCCATCCTCGGTGGACACTTCGACCGTCGCGTCCTGCCGGTCGAAGATCTGCGCCGCCAGATTGAATGCACCGACCAGCGCCTTGTCGACGCCCATCGCCTGCGTCGGCACGACCGGCAGTCCCCACAGCGTCGGCGTCGCGACGGATTGCGGCTCGCCGATCAGATAGCGACCCTGCCCGTCTTTCTGCTTCAGGATCGCGAACCAGTCGATCGGGTTCAGCACGATGCCGTTCGGCGGATACTCGGCGAGATGCGCCTGGAGGATCATCAGCAATACGGTGTCCACCGGATTGTCGGCCGACAGACCACCAGCCGGCGCATAGGCCGTTGCCGCGGTGACCAGGCCGAGAAGGTTCTGTCCGGTGCCCGAACCGTTCAGCAGCTGCTGCTCTTCGGCATAGGCCAACCCGTAGCGCAGGCGCTGATCGATGATTGAGCGCAGTGCCGGTGCATCGGCCAGCACCTGCACCGACGTGCGCATCCAGTGCGCGATCGTGCGAACGTTCGCGGTCGCGTCCTCGAACTGCAACTCGGACTGGGGCTTGGGCTGCCCCTCGGGGACCGGAGCCGCGTTGTTGGTGAAAAGCTTCTCGCGCTCGTATTCGATCTGATTGCTCTCGGTGTTGCCCTGCGCGAGCAGCGCGCGGATCGTCAGACGCCGCTGCGGCAGTTCGACCTGAAGTCCACGGCGGTCCGAGTTGATCAACGCACCAGCCGACCCCGCGGCATCCGTCGTCAGTGACGTGATGTCCTTCACGTCGACGATCGCACGACCGCGGGGGCGGGTCTGTTCGGCGAAGCTCTTGAAGCCGTCGTCGGCGACGAAGCGCTCACCAGCCGTGGTCGGGCCGGTCTGCTCGGCGTCCCGCTGCGCGACCTTCTGCTCGAGCTTCTGGAACAGGCCCTTGACCTCGTTGGCGGTGGTCAACGCCTCGTCCGCCTTGGCCTTGTCCTCGGGCGTCATCTTCTCGCCCTTCTCGGCCATCGCGACCGCACGTTCGGCGATGGCCTTCACCTCGTCGAACTTCTTCTCGACCAGCGACTTGGTCTCGGCCGCCAGTTCGGCCGCGCTCTTGTTCTCCGGGTGCCCTTCCGGTCCACGCATGTAGCGACCGCGCGCTCGTTCGGCAGGGGTCATCGCTCCGAGCAGCGCCATCGCGCTGCCCAGCATCATCAGCTTGCGCATTGAAATCTCCAGTGTTGATTGGACGGTGAGCTAGGCGGACAATCCCGCCTTGAGCGCCGACAGGAAGTCGGCGCCGGATGCATCGCCGGGCTCACCCCGGAGCAGATGCGAAAGGCCCTTGCCGGCGATTGCCGTGGCCTCCGTTCGCGAGAAGCCTGCCTCACGCAGGAACCGCTCGAAATCTGGCAGCGACGGCATGCGTCCATCGCCCGCGATGTGCTTGACCTTCGTCACTTGAGCGCGGTCGTTCATCGGCACCGCGACCAGCGATGTCTCCAGCAGGGTGACCTCAATCAGTTCGCGCGCGCTGTCGGTGTAGCGCTCCTTGATGGATCGATAGCCGATCGAAAGGCCCGACAGGGCGCCGTCGCGCGCCAAGGCCAAAGCCTCGTTGCCATCGGTCGACACGGTGGTGATCCGTCCCTTCAGCTTGAGGCCGCGCTCCCCATCCTCGAACGCGTTCCAGACGCCAACGGGTCGCCGGGTGTCGTGGTAGAGGAGCATCGGCAACGCCTTGCGGCCCCGCAGCGTTTTGGTGAAGGCGCCAGGCAGGATGATATCGCCGCCATGATCGACGTTGTTGTAGGCGGCCGCCAACCCTTCAATCTGGCCGTCCTCGCCAATGTCCTTCACCTCAAGCGGGAAATCGAAAGTCTGCATGGTCATTTCTCCACCGGCTGCCCGGCCGTGGTGATCGGCACGTTCTGAGACTGCATGCGGGGCACGTCGCCACCAGCGACTGGCGGCAGGTTCTCGAGACGACGCACCTCGTTGATGGTCATCCAGCCATTCGTCAGGCCGGACTGATAGAAGGTCGCGCGGCCGGCACTGTCACCGCGCAGAAGACCTTCGAGGTTGAACTCGATCGTGACGCCTTCCGCGCGGTCCCGTGCGGTCAGCAGCTGCTTTTCAAGCGACTGCTCGATCCGCTTCAACCTCCGCCGGAGAGAGAATTTAACGAAGCCGAGCGTCTGCTGCTCAAGCCCCGTGCCCCAACTGGACGCCTTCTCGGTATGCCCGACCATGTGGGGCGGCACGCCGAAGATTCGGCAGATTTCCTCGACGCTGAAGCGTCGGGACTCAAGCATCTGCACGTCTTCCGGCGACAGGTTCAGCTGCTGCCACTTCATCCCGCGATCGAGCAGCATCGGGCGACCCGCGTTGAGGGCGCCGCGGAACTTGTCGTTCAGCAGGTCTTCCAGCGTCTGCCGCTGATCGCCGGTGAGCGAGACGTTCTCGGCAGTTGACAGCAATCCCGA